CGTCTGTGAAGCCGTCTTTGGTCTTCAAGTCAAGATAGGCTTGCTTGATTAGGTTGTATTGAGTCTTAGCACCAGCCGTGTCTAACTCAAACCTACCGTTGAAGCCACCAATCGGTGATGCTCCATCGTTGTATGCAGTCAGTGATGCGAAAATCTTGCCGCTGTAATTGATATCGAAAGTCGTGGTGCTAATTTCATCACCGTTCTCGTCTTCCGTAATTTCCACTTCTTTGTTCACCCTTGCATCTCTTACAATGCAGTGTGCCTGTTCACAGGTTATTCCATAATGTGTCTCATACTCTATTCTCAATGCCATTGTATCACATCCACTCCAGTGGAGTTGGAAATGCATCTGCGGCATCATTGGCCGTATCATAATCTGGTAAATCTCTCAATGCTTGTCTGAATTCTACAAGTTCTGTCTGCTGTTCCTCAGTCAATTGAGCATACCTATCAGCAAGCATCCATAAATCACTATTGGTAAGAGCGTTGTCCCTTTCATTTCTTACTTCTAGCCATGTTACATCATATTGTCCTTGCGTTGTTATTACGCCTCCTTCACCATATTCAATGTAGTTCCTATTCATTTTATCCCTCAAGTCATTATCAAACTCACCATTGGCACATTAACACCAGATGTTTGAGATGGAGTTCCAAGTGTCGTGTAATTACTTGGTGCAGAAGTGTTGGAATTATACATGATGACAGTTCCGGTATTACTTGTCCAAGGACTTTGCACTACTGCTCTATAATACGATTTAACTGCCTTTAGATAGACTACATAGTTAGTAGTAGCGTTAATTACCACCCAATACTGAGTTCCTTGTGTTAGCGATACAGTTGAAGATAGTGAAGTAGTGCTGATATTACCCGTTGCACTTGAATCTAATGTAGCATATCCAAGAAGGGCTGATGGCAATCCACTGCTATCTGTGTAAAATGCAACATAAACACTGCCAGCAGATGCTGTAGTGATATTAATTTCTACCTTGCTGATATTGCCACCTTCCAAACACACAAACGGGAAAGCAAATTGAGCCTGTGGTAATACTTTGGTATCACTCGTCGTGCCTCTTGAACCATAGGGTGCTTGTTGAGTAATACAATGCTTATCATATTGTGACCATTTACCTAGTTGGAAAGAATTTCCACCACTAGGAGCAGTTGTTAATGTGGTTGAATCGCTGAACTTAATTCCACTTGCCGGAAGAACAGGTTGAACACCGAATGTGACTTTATCATCTTCAAAGGTAGCGGCAGTAACATCATTAGCCCCTGCTGTTGATGTATTGGCTTGAATGATTACTCTACCATTAGCGGCTCTATTGTGTATGTAGAGGTCATCACTATTGATGGACATGAAATTTCTGAAAATTCCACCAGCATCACGATACTGCATGATTTGTTCTGAGGAACCACCTGCGGTATTGAGAGAAAATTGAATATGTCCTCCTTCTCTTATGGCAAGATACTCTGACTCATCATCATCATAGAAGATGAATCCACCTGCTCCATTCTCTTTGAACTTCACATCTCCATCGGTTGTGCTTGTGGTGATGTATCTTGCTTGAACATCTAAGTCGCCTCCTAATTGTGGTGAAGTATCTGCGACTAAACTTGCTATTCCACCTACTGCTGAACCAGCGACGGTTAGAGAACCTGCGATATTTACTACACCAGCAGCAGATATAGTCATCCGTTCTGTTCCAGCAGTTGAGAATCCTAAGATGTCCGTTCCGCCCAAATACATTCCATTGTTAGAATCGCTACTAAACCTGAACGCAGGGGAACCTACTGAACCTGATACCGAAGAAGTGAATCTTTCTGATAATGTCTCACCACCAATTTCCACATCGTAAGTTAAACTACTTGCTGGATTCTTCAATATCCCAACCTTTCCATTGTTCTTAGCAACGAAAGCAGAAGTATCGCTTGCTTGGTCATGCACTTCAAAGGCATTACCTGTTCCTAATTGAACTACCTTGAATAATGCAGTATCGCTAGTGTCAGAAATTAAGACTTGCTCTGAACCAGAAGTTAAGGTTGTAGCAATTAACCCACTAAGGACAGGGCTTGTGAGTGTCTTGTTCGTGAGAGTGTTAGTGGATGAGATGGTAGGAACTACTACCCCTTCGACTGCGAGTACGCCCCCGCTTGAGCGTGAGAGGGTTGTGTCAGTAGCATGACCGAGTTCGATATCCTCGGTTACTACCAATCCTTTCTTTACTACAAAATCCTTATTCGTTCCCAAGTTATCACCATAATTTCACTGTCCATCAGGTTATGAGTTGTGTTGTGCAGAGACTGTATGTATGCGCCCCATTTGCCGTAGGAGTAAATCTCACTTCAATGTTAGCACCACTAACCGTAGCATCCCAAGTTCCGATTACTGCGGAGCCTGTACTAACTTCCGCGTAGTGAGTTAGGAAAGCATTTGTGCCATTATATGTGATGAGTATCTCACCCGCATCTGTATCCACACTGTCGTCCTTCTTGATATGATACAAGACTTTAGCCGCCCTGTATGTTGCCTTGGCGATATTCATGAGAGATGTTGCACCAGTAATTGTCGCCCCGCTACCTCTTGCTGTATCGAGAATAGCAACTGCATCAACGCTGAGAGTGGCACCTTTTACTGCGCCATCAGAAGTTAGATTCCTAATTGTGGCTACATCTCTGTTGGCATCCACAGTCAGAGTCTTACTGGCAACTACTGTACCTACTGCTGACCCCGTATCGTTGTAATTGAGTTCTGCCGCAGTGGAAGTAATGTTCGTGCCACCGATATCGAGGGTCGTTGCACTCAACTCGCCTGCTACTGTGACTACACCACTTGCGAGTGTAAGCAAGTCAGTATCGCTTGTGTGACCTATTGTAGTACCATTCACGATAACATTGTCTACTGTCAATGTTGTCAGTGTGCCTACGCTGGTGAGACTTGAAGCGACAACGGCGGAACCAAGTGTGGTAGCATTGAGAACCGATGTGCCAGCAATCTTGAATGCCTTACCAGAAAGCAGATTCATGTGTTCGATGGAAGTCCACGCATCAGTCGAATCCACCCAATTGAATGTCTTGTTACTGTCTGTGGACTCAAGAGTAACTCCACCACCATCTACAGCGGCATCGTTACCGACACCATTTCCAAGATTGATGTTAACATCTGCCACATCAATCGTAGTGCTGTTCACCGTGGTCGTTGTCCCGCGCACGATGAGATGTCCTTTCACATCAACAGTGGAAGTTGCGGCTGCTGCACCACCTGTGATTACAAGCACTTCAGCGAGAGCACCACTACCAGATGTCGCTACACTGAGACCTATCTCACCAGTCTCTGAACCAGCAGTCGCTGCTGTCGTCTTCGTCTGTATCTGTCCAAAGGCTTGGTTGTTCTGTGAAGCGTCATCGGAGTAGAAAGTAATCTTGCCTGCTACATCATTAGCGGCACCTGCTGCTCCCTTGTCCTTTACGAAACGCAGTTCAGACCCAGTCTGGTCGTTAGTGGTATTCTTGATTTGAACTATTGGCTCAGTAGTCGTAGCATCGGAAATCACCAATGACGGTGTTACGATGTTATGCGCAGTCGTGGATGTTATCGTGGAAGTCGCTGTGTCAATGGTGACTGCCGTTGAAGCGTTGAAATCCAATGTAGGTGCGTCTATCTGCACTTCAAGACCGGCATTGATGGTCATCTTTTGTGCGTTGTCGGCGGAAATGTTCTCTCCACCGGCCATATCATAGAATGAGAGTTTAGCACCGTTGCCTACAAGACCAAGTTCGTGCGCAGATGCATCCCAGAAGAGATACTTACCTAAACTACCACCATATGCTGTAAAATCAGACTCGCTGGCCGTATTAACGCCTCCCTGACCCACCTTCAAGCCAGAGGTGCTGTATGTGAAATGAGCGTTTCCTTCCAATGTAGTGGCATCAGTCCATATTCCGACTTGATTATCTGCGGGTGTACCACTCGCACTAACAGAACCCGATGCACCGGACTCAGCAGACCAAGACATCTGCCCGCTTCCATCAGTCTTGAGAACATGGCCGCTGTCACCATCTGCCACTGGTAATGTGTAATCGACAGTTTCAGTCATTGCATTGTGAGATGCCTTGAGTGAAAGAGTGTAGTCTGTTCCACCACTCGCTTCGCCAGAGAATATCAACTTCCCCTCACTGGCATTAGTCCTTCCTTTCATCAATTTGAGATTTCCAGAGGTATCTATCTCCAAAACGGAATTGGCTGTCCTCATGGGGTCATTAGCACTACCACGCTCTTGCTCCCAATTGTCGTTATGATAACCAAGAGTGAAGATTCCAGTTCC